AATATAGTAAAAAACATTGACGCAGGTTTTATTGCAGTTGGACAAAATTGGAACGGAACAACTGTTACAAAAACACAAAAAGATGTACTTCAATTCTTTGGATTCAAAACTCCAGATGAATTATTCTGGAATTGGCAATTCACTGATAACCCTCTTGATGAAACATCTAGATCTTATAAAAAAGCAATCACTGTATTTGATAACACATTTGAAATATGAATAAATTAACTCAATTTTTAGTAGACGGTATATTAAATGATCCAAAACCAACCTTAAATGAAGGTGGTGCTTATGGTCATTTAGCACATCCATATGAAGATATGGAATTAACTTTCCAAGACTTAAGAAAAATGGTAGATCAAGCGTTGATTGGTAATTTAAAAGCTTTTGAAAAAACAGATGGTCAACAACTATCTTTTACATGGAAGGATGGTCAATTGAGACTCGCAAGAAACAAAGGACATTTAAAAAATCAAGGACAAAATGCGTTAACTAAAGATAGTATCAAAGTGATGTTCTCAGATAAACCACAAAACATTCAAGATGCTTTTGGCTTTGCAGTTGAAGATCTTTCTAATGCATTATCAAAAGTTTCACAAGAAGAATTGAATCAAATGTTTGGTAATGGTAAAAAGTTTGCTAGTGTTGAAGTAATTTATCCGGCTACAAAGAATGTAATTCCATACAATTTAAGTATGTTAGTATTTCATGGAATAATTGAATACAATGATTTGGGTGAACCAATTGCGGGTGGTGATGCTGAATCTGGAGTTATACTTGGTAATTTAATTAAAAGCGTTAATTCTGACGTACAAAATACATTTACCATCAGAGGACCAAACCAGTTGTTACTATCCAAAGTAAAGAATTTACCTTTAAAACAAAAACAATTTATGTCAATGATTGATCAATTACAAGGATCATTCAGTGACCAAACACAAATTATTGAGTATCATAAAAATTGGTGGAATAATTTCATCAGAGAAAAAGCAGATTCATTTGGATATGCAATTTCACCTGATGTATTGAATTTATTGGTTAAGAGATGGGCTGAATTTGATAAAAGTGTTAGCATAAAAAACATTTTAAAACAAATTAATAATGAAGAATTTAAGAATTATGTTAATACATTTGACAAAGAAAGTCATGAACAACAATATAAAAATAACATCAAACCATTTGAAGAAATTTTCTTAAAATTAGGAGTTGAAGTATTAAAGAATGCAGCTGGATATATGGCATCATCACCAGATGATGCTGCAAAACAGATAGCAAATGATGTATTAATTCAAGCAAAATCACTTAAATCAAAAGGAGCAACACCAGAACAATTAAATAAATTGAAGAATGAATTGCAAAGATTAAAAATAATTGGAGGGTTGGATAAGATTGTAGGATCAGAAGGATTAACTTTTTATTATAATGATAAAATTTATAAATTGACCGGCCTTTTTGCTCCTGTTAATCAAATTTTAGGATTATTAAAATATCAAAGATAAATTTAGTTATATATAATATAAAGGTTATTTAATCATATGAAAAAAGCATCAGGTAAAAGTAATTTATCCATTGTAAGAGACTATATGGATGGAAATAGACCATTTATTCAAGTCGGTTATGATCCAAATTTAAATAATAATAAGAGAAAAGAAGGTGAAATTTGGGAAGATAGTCAAGGCAGTAAATGGATCTGGAAAAATGGTAACAAAATAAAAGTACCTAAAATTGCAAAAATTATAATTGAACAAAGATGTAATATTTGCAATGCAGATACTAAATGGGGAAATTATTTGGATCAAAAAGTTTATCCAAAAACAGGCAGATGTTATGACTGTAACATTGCTTTTGATAGTAAATTAAAAATTCTTGGTGTATTTGAGGATTATGAAAAGCATAAAATTTATAAAAGTATGTTTTCAGAGATGAATGACTTTAAGCAACAGATGGAAGAAAGTATTACTTATCTTGAATCTGATAATTCTATGCCTAAATTACAATATTTCAATGAAGATGGTTCACAAGAATTTTGGACAGATGATACTGACATGAAAAGTAAAGTACTAACTGATCTTAAAAAGGATCTGATAAATGTTGTTGAAAGAATTGATGAACTGAATACAAAGATCAGTAAATTAAAATATGATTCATCTATTGAAGAAAAAGCAAAACAGATGACGTTAGAAAAACTCAATAGTCAAGATCAATGAGTGTACAGAAAACGTTAAAAGATGTAATTAAGGATGAGTACAAGAAATGTCTTGTAGAACCTATGTATTTCATGAAGAAATACGTAAAGATTCAACATCAAACAAGAGGTATTATTCCATTTGAATTGTATCCCTTCCAAGAAGACACACTGCAAGATTTCATTGATCATGACAGAAATATTGTATTAAAATCCCGTCAAATGGGTATTTCTACACTTGTTAGCGCATATGCTTTATGGACAATGATATTTCATCCAGGCAAAAACGTATTAATTTTATCTACTGTACAAAATACATCAAAAGAAATTGTATCAAAAATAAGACTTGCAAATAATAGTCTTACTAGTTGGTTAAAAGTACCAACAGTTGAAGATAATAGATTATCATTAAAGTTTAAGAATGAATCAAGAGTTCTTGCAGCATCTTCAGCAGCTGATAGCGCACGTGGTTTTAGTTCATATCTATTGGTAATGGATGAATGTGCATTTATTGAAAATGCAGAAGAAGTTTGGACATCTGCTCAACAAACAATGGCTACTGGTGGTAGAGCTATTTTATTAAGTACACCAAATGGCGTTGGAAATTTCTTTCATCAAATGTGGGTTGATGCAGAATCAAAGAAAAACACATTTAAAACAATCAGATTAAAGTGGGATAAACATCCAGAAAGAGACCAATCATGGAGAGATAAACAAACCGCAGAATTAGGTATTAAACGAGCTTCACAAGAATGTGATACTGAATTCTTGTCTTCAGGTAATACAGTAGTTGATACCGCAATTATTGAACACTACAGACACAATAAATGTAAACAACCAGTAGAAATGCGTGGCGGTGATCATGGATATTGGATATGGGAATATCCTGATTATACTAGAGATTATATTGTTAGTGCAGACGTTGCTAGAGGTGACGGTGGTGATTATAGTGCATTTCACGTTATTGATGTTGAAACTATGACACAAGTTGCTGAATATAAAGGATTAATAGGTACTAAAGATTATGGTAATATGTTGGTTACAGTGGCTACAGAGTATAATAATGCTTTATTGATTGTAGAAAATGCTAATATAGGATGGGCAGTATTACAACAAATAATAGATAGACAATATCCAAACACGTTCTATAGTAGTGCAGACCTACAATATGTAGATGTAGAAAAACAATTGACAAATAAGATTAATAGAGATGAAAAAAAGATGATACCAGGCTTTACTAATAGTCAAAAAACAAGACCTTTATTGATTTCAAAATTGGAAAGTTATTTCAGAGAAAATTTAGTAGAAGTACGTTCAGTTAGACTAATTGATGAATTGTCAGTATTTATTTGGGATTCAAATAAAGCAACTGCAATGAGAGGATATAACGATGATTTAGTTATGTCACTCAGTATTGGTTTATGGGTAAGAGACACAGCATTAAGACTTAGACAGCAAACTATGGAATTAAATAGATCAATGTTGGGTGGTATATCTCGGGTAGGTGCAAGTCAAAATGTGTATAGACCACAATCACTTAAGAGTCAAGAAACATGGCAAATGAATGTTGGATTGACAAATGACAAAAAAGAAGATCTAACTTGGTTACTTTAATATACTTATATATATAATTTATGGCAAATGAAGAATTTCAAATATTAAAACAAAGATCTCTTTTCTCCAAGTTAAGAAGACTGTTTTCCACTGATACAATTATACGTAATGTAGGTGGTAAGAAATTGAAGGTAGTTGATACAGATCAAGCAATGTATGCAACTGACCGTAATACACTTAGAGATCGTTTTAATAGAATTAGAACCAGTGCATATAACCAATATAGCAGAGATTTCACATTAAGTTATCAAGCTGCCCGTATTGAGTTATTTAGAGATTATGATACAATGGATATGGATCCGATCATTAGTTCTGCACTAGACATTTATGCGGATGAATGTGTAACTAAGAATGAATTGGGTGATATTTTAACTGTGCATTCTGAAGATCAAAACATCAAAGAAATTCTAAATAATTTGTTTTATGACATATTAAATATTGAGTTTAATATGTGGAGTTGGACTAGAAATTTAGTTAAGTATGGTGATTTTTATTTGAAATTATACATTAGTCCTGAGTATGGTGTATACTTTGTTGAACCACTAAGTTCTTATAGTGTTAGTCGTGTAGAAAACAGTGATTTAAATAATAAAAATTATACAAAGTTTCAAGTTAATTTACCTGAAGGTGGTAAGATTGAAGAACTTGAAAATTATCAAATTGCACATTTTAGAATGTTAAGTGACAGTAACTTTTTACCGTATGGTAAAAGTATTGTTGAAGGTGCTAGAAGAGTATGGAAACAATTATCATTGATGGAAGACGCAATGTTAATTCATCGTGTAATGCGTGCTCCTGAAAAGAGAGTATTTAAGGTTGACGTTGGTAATATTCCACCACAAGAAGTTGATCAATATATGCAGAAGTTGATGGATAAGATGAAAAAGGTTCCATATATTGATGAAAAGACAGGTGATTATAATTTAAAATTTAATTTACAAAACATGGTAGAAGACTTTTATCTACCTGTCCGTGGTAGTGACAGTGGTACTAGTATTGAACCACTGAGTGGTATGGAATTTACTGGTATTGATGACATTCAATACTTGAGAAACAAGATGTTAGCCGCATTAAAGATTCCAAAAGCATTTTTGGGTTATGAAGAAGATTTGAGTGGTAAAGCAACACTTGCAAGTGAAGATATAAGATTTGCAAAAACAGTTAATAGAGTACAAAGAATATTAGTAAGTGAATTAACTAAGATTGCTATTATTCATTTATATGCACAAGGATATAAAGATGCATCACTTGTTAATTTTAGTTTAGAATTGACAAATCCATCTGTAATTTTTGAAAAAGAAAAGATTGCAATTTGGAGTGATAAAGTAGCAGTTGCTAAAGATATGGTGGAAAATAAATTATTTAGTAGAAAATGGATCTACAATAATGTATTTAAAATTTCCAATGATGACGTTGATGAACAGAAAAATGATATTGTTGATGATGCTAAACAAAATTATAGATTTAAACAAATTGAAGAAGAAGGTATTGATCCAGCTAAACCGTTTAATAAAATTAAACCAGAAGAAGGTGGTTCTGAAGGATCACCAGAAGGTGGAATTGGTGGTTCTGGTCCTGAACCTAGTCCAGCAGGTGGCGCATCTGAACCTGAAGAAGCTCCAAAGAAACTAGCAGAATATGAACGTCCTTCACAAAAAGGAAAGAAAAAAGCAAGTGATTATCCATTTGGAGAAGATATTCTTGGTAGTTTAGAAAACAACAGAAAAGTTAATAATACTGTTGGACATAAATTTAAAAATGATTCTCCATTAAGTCTTGAAAGATTTGACTCATATCTAAAGGATTATAAGTCTGAAAATAAAGAATTGTTGAAAGAATTTAAATCACAAAACAAACCAAGTTACTTGGATGAAAGTAATATACTATAAAACCATTGAAAGAATCCATAAATATTGTATATAAAATGATTTTTACATAAAATTAACTATATTTATAAAATAACTAGAAAAAGAATATATGCAAATAGCTAAAGCTAAGCACTCTAAATTTAGAAATACAGGCATTCTTTTTGAACTGCTCACCAGACAAATTACGGCTGATATCCTTTCCGGTAAGGACGAATCAATTGCTAAAACTCTTCTTTTTAAATACTTTAAAGAAAATAAAGAATTAGGAAGAGAATGGCAATTGTATAGCTTTTTATTAAATGAAAAAGCAAAAGATGAAGTACAAGCTGAAAAATACATCAACATTATCTTGAAACAAAGAGAAAAAATTGATGATAAAAAGTTAGTTCAAGAAAAATATAATTTAATCAAAGAAATAAAGGAAATTTATCCTATTGAAGATTTGTTGAAGTCAAATCTAAAAAATTATAAGACATTTGCTTCTATTTATAAATTATTTGAAAATCATGTAAATGACAAAGTGAAGTTTGACATGAATGAAATTATTCAGTCCAGAACAGTTATCACTGAAAATTTATGTGGTAAAAAGAAGCCAATTAATGAATCTGAAGATAACTTAATAAATATTTATAAACAACAAAGTGAAGAAATACGTTTATTAAGTTATAAACTTTTGATTGAAAGCCTAAATGAAAAATATAAAGGTCTAGATACAAATCAAAAGAATTTGTTAAAAGAATATATAAATAACATATCAAATACAAATTCACTTAATAAATTAATTACCAGTGAAATTGAAAATGTTAAATCACAACTAACAGAATGCTTAGTAAAAATTGATAATGATATTATCAAGATTAAAATCAATGAAGTAGTTAAACAATTGAATAACGTAAAACCTTCTTCAAATGTAAAAGATAACCAAATCATGGTTTTGTTACTTTCATATGAACTTCTAAAAGAAATCAAAAATAAACTTTAATACTATGAGTAAAAATAAGAAAAAACTAATCGTTGGTGATTTCAAAAAAGCCTTAAAAGAATTGGTAAAACAAGTAATGGATGAAATCAGTACAACTGGTGGAGTTGGTGCTACTGCTGTACCTAATTGGGTAAGTAAGAATGCCAAAGGTCGTCCTGACGTAGCTACAAAATCTCTTCCTGGATATACAATAGCAGAAAAGAAGGGTGAAAAGAAAGATAAACCACTAGTACCAGTAGGTAAAGAAAAAACACCTGACGTAGTTACAGGTCCAACAAGTAAGGGAGTAAAGTCAGATGATCTTTATGTTCTACATAAGAGACGTGCCATTGCATCCGCAAAAAAAGACAAAAAAGATACAGAACATTATGACAATTTGATTGCTACTGGTGAAAAACAATTGGGTTACAAGCCAGGTACAAGCAAAAAGAAATAATATGAATATTAGTCTTAAAAAACTTATATTTGAAGCAGAAGGTGATGTACCACCACAAAAAGGTACACAACCACCTACACAAGCTCCCGCAGCTGCTCCAAAAGCACCTGCACCTGCACAAAAATTACCAGTACCTGCTCCAGCTGCAGAAAAACAACCAACTGCACCATCAGACGGTGAAGGTGATTCTAGTACATTTAATGTTAAGTTTGATTTAGATGACTTTGAAACTAAAGTTTCTAATTCAACAGAACAAGCAAAAAATAATTTTCAAAGCAAAATTTTGCAAAAAATTTCAAACAAACAAGTAAGATTGGTTAGAGCCGCAAAAGGTTTTGGTCAACCTGAAAGAGAATATGTTGTTAATGTTGCGGATGTCAAAATTGAATTTTGGTATCAAAAGTACGTTGTTGTAATTACTGGTAGAGAACAAAACAAACAAAAGGAAAGTGATTTCCATTTGACTGCTCCATATATCATAAAGATTGTTGGACAAGCTCAACCATCTAAATCTAAAAAACAAACACAACCAGCTGCGCCTAAACCAGTTCAACCACCACAAAACACTGCAACAAAGGGATTGTAATATGGAAAGAAAACTAATAGTAGATTGTATCACATTTGATATTTCAAAAGATGTAATAAATGAAGCCATGTCAAAAGGTGGTCCGTTTATTGTAAAAGGAATTTTACAAAGAGCTGGTGCAAAAAACCAAAATGGTAGAATTTATCCAAAAGAAATTTTGGAACGTGAATCAAATAAATACAATGAAAACTTCATAAAAGAACGTAGAGCTTTAGGTGAATTAGATCATCCAGAAAGCAGTGTTGTAAATTTAAAGAATGTAAGTCATAACGTAACAAAAATAATGTGGGACGGTGATGATTTGATTGGTGAAGTAGAAGTATTACCAACACCAAGCGGTAACATTCTAAAAGAATTATTTGCATCTGGAATTAGATTAGGTATCAGTTCTAGAGGAATGGGTAGTGTAAAGAAAAATGTTTATGAATCTGCTGATGAAGTTCAAGATGACTTTGAGCTAATTGCATTTGACTTCGTAAGCAATCCCTCGACCAGAGGTGCTTTTTTATATCCAAAAGATCAACAATCTTTACAAGAAGGTATTGTTAAGAATCCTGAAACAAATAAATGGGAAAATGTTGAGAATATTATCAGAGATATTCTTGGTGAAATTAAGTCATAAACACAAAATATATTATATTTATAACATATGATTAAACTAAAAACTTTAATTGAAGAAAATGCTGCTTCAGTTGTCAATCAACAATCTGTTAGTGCAGAATCACAAAAAATGACCAGAGAAGATAAAAAGCAATTGTCTCAAATGGTTGCAGAATATAATGAATACGGTAAAGTAATACGTAACATAAATGAAATTGCTCAAGTATCAGAAAAACTTTGCAAGATTGCTAGTATGGCTGAAACCTACGCATTACAAGAATCTGGTGATTGGATGCAAGCTAACGTAGCTAAAAGACACTTTGCAGAATTGAAGAAACTATCAGAAGGTTTTCGTAAATTAGCATCAGAATGTTATGAAAATAACAAACAAATGACTGCCCTATATGAAGACATGGGACACATTTATGAAAAGTACTTTGAAATTAATGATCCTAAATAACTAAATGATAAACTGTGGTAAAAGAAAACCCCGCTTCACGGCGGGGTTTTTATTTTTAAGGTGATTCAACTGCACCAAACGTATTAATCATATCCATCATTTGATCAAAGTCTTTATATACATGTTTTCTATCATTCATCAGTAACCAATATCCTTTATTATTTTTATAAACAATAAAGTTTAATGTTGTCATGTCACTATTTCTGTCAACTTTTAGTCTGAATCTTGTATCACCATCTGGTTCAAACCCCATACCAATTAACATATCAACTTCTTTCCAATCCCAACCATTTGGGTGGTCAATATCATCAATTTTATATTCACCGTTTGTGGAATCAAAACCTTCTTTTTTAATAAATGATTTTAAATGGGTCATATATTTACTTTCATTGAATTATTAATGAACTTGACTATTTCACTTTCAATTTTACTCTTTTTACTTAAATCTGTTTTTTCTCCTTCAATTAATGCTTTGATTGGATCAGATAATTTAGAATATACTATGGTTTTTTCTTCTAAACTAGCAGCATTTTTCTTTTCTACATAAAATATAATATACTTAAAACTAGTTTTACTACTATCAGCTTCATTTATTAGTTTTTTAATTACAAAATAGAATGTATTTTCACCAATAGTTTTTTCAAAACTTAACTCCATACCTCTGTCAGTATCTTCATTGTTAATCAGTACAATTTCTTTAATTTTATCAATTTCAAACTGTTCAAAATTAATACCTTTGTTTTTTGTCAATTCAGCTTTTAGTGTTACGTCATTCACTTCAGAATTTGCGGTTTCACTTAGTAATGTTTCTTTAAGAGATCTACGCAATACTTCTTTCAATTTACTCTTTATTTGAATCTTTTGTTCATTGGTAACATTTGCATGAAGAGCAGCTAAATATCGTTTAATACTACCTTTGGTACATCCAACTTTTTTACCAGTATCTTTTTTGTAAATACAATTACCTTTTATTTTATATGGCATAATAGTATAAATATCTAAAATTTTTATTACTTTCATTTTTTTATTTATATTTATTTAACAGTATTACGACATTCTTTGTCGCATAAATTAATAAAAAATTATTATTGAAGTTTACCCTCTAATAACTTCAGGAAAAACCAAAGGAAAAATTATGTCAGATTTATTAAAGGAAGCTATTGCTGACGCTAAAGCTGTACGTGCTACTGCTTTAGCTAATGCAAAAGCCGCATTAGAAGAATCATTCAAGCCAACATTAGAAGCAATGTTAGCTGAAAAACTAAAGAGTGAAATTGGTGATGAAGATGAAGCAGTTCATTCTTCAGACACTAGCTCTGAAGGAGTTGGATCATCACATGGCCTTTCAAACTAACATTCAAATACTGAACAAATGTATGAAGAATCAGATGAAGAAGTAACAAGTGAAGAACTTGATGAAATTCTTGCTGAACTTGAAAGAGAAATGGGAGATGAACCAACTGCACCAGCTGCACCAGCTGCACCAGCTGCACCAGCTGCACCAGCCGCTGAAGTACCATCAATGGCTCCAGTAGAACCTGCGGCTGAAATGCCAACACCAGTTCCTTCTGAAGAAGAAGTTGATGAAGAAATCAATCTACAAGAACTTCTAGACACCTTGAGTGAAGAAGTTGAAGAAGTAGATGAAGCTAATGAGGAAGATTCTATGGAAGAAGCAGAAGAAGCAGAACCAACTAAAGAATCTGTTCAATTGGCTGAAGCTTTACACACCGTTCAATATCTACGTGATCAATTGAATGAAATCAATCTTTTGAATGCTAAATTGTTGTACACCAACAAGTTGTTCAATAAATTTACATTGAACCAAGCTCAAAAGATGAAGGTAGTAGAAACTTTTGACTTAACCCACTCCATCCGTGAAGTTAAGTTGAGTTATAAAATTTTGTCCGAATCACTTAGTTCAGGTGGATCAGCTGTCAAGAAATTAAATACAGCTGCGCATACTATCACCGAAGGTTTGGCAAGTAAACCAGTTGCATCAACAGCTCCTAAGAAACAGTTGATTGTTGAAAACAGCAACGTGATGGCTTCAAGATTCCAAAGACTTGCCGGAATCAAGAAGTAAAAAAATTAAAATAAGGCAAGTAAATTAAAAACCAAAAATAAGAAAGAAAAAATATGAGTGATATTAAATCATTATTGACAAACAATATGAATCCACAGGCTAAGTTAATGACTGAAACCCGTGCATTACAATCAAAATGGGACAAGACAGGTCTTCTTGAAGGTCTAGAAGGCATTGATAAGGCCAATATGTCTATCCTATTGGAAAACCAAGCAAAACAATTGCTTGATGAAGCTACCTCTACAGGTACTTCTACTAACAGTGAACAATGGGCTGGCGTAGCTCTTCCATTGGTTCGCCGTGTATTCGCTGAAATCTCCGCCAAGGAATTCGTTTCAGTTCAACCAATGAACCTACCATCCGGTCTAATCTTCTATCTAGATTTCAAGTATGGTACTGCTCGTGGTGGTCTACCAGGATCAAATCCATTCAATGGTACTTCCATGTTTGGTGGTAATTCAACCAAACTTGGTTCTACAGATGACGCTGTAAATGGTCTATATGGTGTTGGTCGTTATTCATACACCAGTAACGTCACAAGCTCAACCTTCTCCACCACTTCTGGTTCCGCAAACTTGAATGATCTTAATTTTGATTCAGCATTGACTTCAAGTACACAAACATTCACTGGTCAAAAGATTAACGTTTTGGTTGGTGTAAACTCAGTCAACACTGACTTGAATGCTGTAAGAAGCTTTACCATCAGTGGTTCTGGTATCAATCCAGCTAACGTAATCAATGAATTGACCAAGGTATATAACACTGGTTCTCTAGCTACTGCTAACTACTATATCATACAATTCGTAGTAACAGGTTCAAGCGCTGGCACAGGTAATAATGCTAGTGGTCAGGCACTCTTAACATTCAACAAACAACCTACTGATGAAACCCGTGGTGACTTTGAAGATTCAAATCCATTCAAGGGAACTGCTAACTCAAATTCTGGTGTTAATCTAGGTACTGATATCAACATTCCAGAAGTTAACTTGGAACTCAAGAGTGAACCAATTGTTGCTAAGACACGTAAGTTAAAGGCAGTCTGGACTCCAGAATTGGCTCAAGACTTGAATGCTTACCACAGCATTGACGCAGAAGCAGAATTGACTGCTCTGTTGAGTGAATATGTATCAATGGAAATTGATCTTGAAATTATGGACATGTTGATTAGTGCTGCTCCATCATTAACAACTGAAGCTTGGTCCGCCGTAATTGGTAAGGACTTAATCAAGGGTGGAAATGATGCAAATGGTCTACCAACCTTCACCGTAAACACTGATGCAACCAATCGTACTGCTTACGTAAAGAGTACCTGGTTCCAAACTCTTGGTAACAAGATTCAAAAGGTCTCTAACAAGATTCATCAATTGACTCTACGTGGTGGTGCTAACTTCTTGGTTGTAGGACCAGACGTAGCCACTGTATTGGAATCAATCCCAGGATACGTTGTAAACACTGACGGTGATAGTGCTAAGTTCGCAATGGGCGTAAGCCGTGTTGGTTCTTTTGCTTCACGTTTCCAAGTTTACAAGAATCCATATATGCAAGAAAACACAATCTTGCTTGGTTTCCGTGGAAATAACTTCCTAGAAACCGGTGCAGTTTATGCTCCATATATTCCATTGGTACAAACACCATTGGTATATGATCCAGTCAACTTCACTCCACGCCGTGGTGTAATGACCCGTTACGCCAAGAAGGTAGTCCGCCCAGAATTCTACGGCAAGATTTACGTTGGTGATTTGAATTCAATCTAATCAATAAAGTAAATATTTAAACATACCCCGGCAGAAATGCCGGGGTTTTTTGTTTTTTAAATCTATTTATATTTATGATTAAATTGACAGATATTGTTGATGAAAAGAAAGATATAACTACGGTCAGATATTAGAGTTGCAGAAGTCACAGAGTTAAATCATTGGGTACAAATAGTAAAGGAAAGATCTGGTAACATGACAAAACAACAATTAAAAGCATTAATAAAAGAAACATTGCTTGAAGCTGTACCATTTGATAAAGCAACCGACATTGAACAATCATTACGAGCTAAGTATGATGAAATGGCTGAATATACATTTGGTGTAGAGTTTGAATTTGAACCAGTGACGGAAAATGATGTACTTTCAAGAGATGAAATTGCTGCTAAATTAAGAGAAATGTTTGGTACGGATAGTGGATTTACAGATGGTTATTATGAATGGTTAGAAAATCAAAGAAACAGTGAAGCAGCAAATTGGGTAAGACGACATGGAACATTGGATACCGTTGATAAATTCAATTCGGAATATGGACCAATGAGTATAGATACATTTGAAGAATATGTCGCAGCACCAGTTGAAAGTGATTATGCTAATGAAGAAGAATATAATCAAGCATATGAAAAATATGATGATGCAAGAAATGAAGTGGATAGTGATTATAAATATTGGGATAGAAGAAACCGTGATGATTATGCTGAGGAATTTATAAGTTTATTAATAAGAAGCAGTACTTGGACGGATTATATTGGTGAAGATGAATATAAGATTATAGATGCTGAACAAGGAATTGAAGATGCTTATGATTTCTTGGATAGTCTTGGTGAAAATGTAAGAAAAGATGATAAAGCAGATAAAGATACATGGGCAGTTGGTGAAGATGGACCCAATGTTGAAATGAGAAGTAGACATATGAGTCAAACGGGACATGATTTTGATATTATTAACAAAGTAGGAAATTGGATAAGTAACCAACCAACACATGGTAAGACTGGAATGCATATTCATATAGGAGTACCCAGAGATTTTGATGTATTTGATTTACTGGCTATGAGTACATTGGTTGATGAAAAAGCAATTCAATCCGAAGTTAGTTTGGATAGAGATTTTAATTCATATGCTAAGTTTAGAAGAAGTTTGAGCAATGCTATTTTCAGTAGAATTTATGATTATATGCGTAGACAACCAGATGCAGAAGAAACTGTTCCTAAGTCTTTTATTCTTACTAATGTACAAGTAAAAGAGATAATGAGTAATTTTGACCGTAATCATGGTACAAATATTGCAGCATTTGCAGAACATAAAACTATTGAATTTAGATATTTGGGGTCTGATATAGCAGATAGAGTATTAAAGTGGATATCTTATTTCTTATTGTTACCCCGTGTAGCTAAGAGCAAAAATAAAGTCATTTTAGATAGTATTTACGGTGAAAGAATGGTTGCTACAAGATTACCAGGCAAAATTAAGTTTACAGTGTTTAAAATGAATGAACCAAGAACCAAAGTACCAATGCCAAAAGAACCAGCGGATGTAATTAAACAAAAATCATTTGAATTACCAAGCAAATTGGATATTGCTAAACAATCAGCAGTAAAATAACAAAATTATACATCAATAAAATAGAGATTTGGATTATAAAACGGAATAAACTTAATTGATTTAATATTTATAATCAATGAGTGTTAAGAATGTAAAAGGATCAACTAAAATATGAGTGCCAACCTCGACCAGGATCGTGTAAGATGGCCAGGAAGTGGTAGTGCTGTAAATACAGGCAGTATACCATTTGGCTTTTATTTGGCAGAACCTACACCTGTTAGTTTAACAGCAAGTGTTGGATTCTTTGAATATGACTGTGAAAAGAGTGCGCAATGGGCTGCAAAGAGATTAGGATATCCAATCATTGATATTGAAATGATTGACGTTAATTTTTATGCCTGTTTTGAAGAATCTGTAAATGAATATGGCGCTCAAATCAATCAATTTAACATCAGAAATAATTTATTAAATTTACAAGGATTAAGTACCGCAGATAATCCTAATATCACTGGTAAGAATGTTATTGGTACAGGATTACCATATATAATTCAATTATCCAAGGGATATGGTAGTGAAATTGGTGTGGGTGGATATGTTGATATCAAAAAAGTACCTTTACAATTGAGTGCAAGTCAACAAACATATGATTTACAAAATTTAATTGGAACTAATCTTGAAAGCGGAAGCAGAGTTGAAATTAGAAGAGTATTTCACGGACCTTCTCCAGCATTTGCTCGTATTTATGATCCATTTAGTATGACTGGTATGAGTTACAGTAACGTATTGAATGAAATT